GGAGATCCTGGGGTTACTGATTGCTAAATACTTTCAATTCGATACCCATAAATTATCCATGATGATGAAGGAAGGGTTTCGTATCTCTAATTTTTATGAGCATCGCCAGGAGCTGAAAGACCTGGCTAGTGCTGTAGAAAACCAACTGAAGGGTACCAGTTAATGTTCTCTAATTGTACCTCTTCAAGTAACCTAATGATGAATGATAAAAGAACAGTATACATACAAATCGTAATCAATGTATGTAGAGGCCCTTTTAGCATTGATCTAACAAATCAACTAAAGAAAGGAAAATAAGATGATGAAAAATAGTGATTTTTTAAAATCTAAAATAAAAGATAATATGAGTTACGATAATTATATTATCCGAAACATAGTTGCAACCATACTAGATGTTGTGTTGAGATTTATACATAACGTATATATGTGGTGTTCCAAGGATACTGTCAAATTTATATTTGAGTGTGTAGTATTCGTTTTATTCTTAGTTACTATGTACTTTGCTGTTTTAGTAATGTGTGCAATGAGTGATAGTTGTGCATCCTACTATGGAATGATGGGAGGTCTGTAATGAAACTCACATCATATGCAAGAAGAGAAATAGGATCTAGTAGTCTACCAAGTGTAGTTTTAACTGAGAAAGGTTTTATAGGTTTCAACTCTCCGAATGAGGAGTTGGATAAGGCACAAGATGCCTTGCAAGGAAAGGAGGCTAAGAATGACTTAGCTAATAATCCTAAAGTACAGGCTGGTACAGTATTAGAACCAGCCATCTTTCAGCTATTCCAAAATCAAATCACAGAGATAGCCAGGGAACTCCCTCTTGAGTTTGGCATACCTAATGAGGCATATTTCTATGATGTTGATGGAGGAAAGATTGGTAGCAGCCTGGATGGTATTATAAATATCAAAGGTCTTTTAAACTTAACTGACTACTTAGGCACTTCCCACAGCCTAAGTGGATTGGGTGTGGTTGAGATTAAAAATTATTCTGGTGCTGCTACTGATCCTGTATCTGAAATTTATAAGATGCAAGTAGAGGCCCAGATGCTCACAACTAAATATCAGTATGGGATATTAGTAAGACTTTGTAGAGGCTGGGAGCTGCAATGGTTTGTATTTAAACCTAATAAAGAAATGCAAACTAAACTTATAGATGCAGCAACAGAATTCTTTTACAGATTAGATGGTGTCATGGAGGGTAAAAACCTTTGGTACAAAATGGGATCTAGTAGAGAGGCATCTAAATTTATTAAAGGTAATGGATCTAAAGAAGTTGTAGATCTATCTTCTAATAATGAATTACCAGAACTCATTGATGATTATCAAGCTGCTAAGAAAACTATTTCAGCTGGTAAGAAGATAGAGGATGATGTTTCTACAAGAATAAAAGAAATATTAGGTGCTAATGAATTAGCTGTTTGTAATGGTTATGAAATAAAACATACAACAACTAAGAGAGTTAAAACTAAAACAATCCAACTTAAAGATGAACCACCTTCGGTATCCAGGAGGTTAACTCTAAAAGAAATAAATGGATGATCCTAAAACTTTATTTCAAATCAATGCATACTTACTTGCTAAAAAAGAGGCAGCCAGGCTGTTTAGGAATAAAATATTTCACAAGACCGGCCTGGACCTCGAGCAAGAATTTTATGAAGAGATCGTTGACTACGTTGCAATGGCAGCTGTTGAAGGTCTTAAAATACAACATGAAATATTTACAATTAACGTAGTTAAAACAGGAGGACATGAAACAAATGAACAAGGAGAAGATGATGACGAAACAAAACACTAAAAATATAAAAGATGCATTAAGCAAATTCCAGGAAGAGGCTAACATAGCTAAGAAGGATAAGAAAAATCCTTACTTTAAATCTACTTATGCTGGATTGGAAGATGTAATTGCAGCTGCTAATCAAGGGGCTAAGTATGGTTTATCATTTACACAAACTATTGATTATGAAAAACAACTCATTGATGGTGTGATTGATATTACAATGTATGTAACTACTGTACTCATGCATAATGAAAGTGATGAGGTAATTAAATCTAGATACTTAATTGTACCAAAAAATAATAACTATGCAGATAGCCAGGCTCTTGGATCGGCTATAACCTATGCGAAGAGATACTCTCTCCAGGCTATTTATGGATTACCTAGTGAGGATGATGATGGCAATGCTACGCAAGTAGATAAATCTAAAATTGATGATCTTAATAAATGGAAAGACTACGCAAGAACTCAAGTAAAAGGAATGCAAGGCATAGTTAAAGACAAAGACATGGATAAACAAAAGAAATTAGCCATGCTTGAGGAGCAAGAAAGCAATCAATCTAACTCTTGGAACAATCTTAAAGTAGTTGATGAGGCTACTTATGATTTGATGATGAAAGCGTTTGTTAAAATGAAAAAGGAGTTAGATCTAACACAATGAAGAACCATAATTATAAAAAGCCTACAAAGTTTACAGGACAAGGTAAATCTGGTGTTGCAGCAATGAAACGAGCAGCAAAGAAAAGAAAGATGAGGAAAAGATAATGTCTAATCTTATGATTACAAAGAAACAACTTAAACTTTTTAAATTTATAAAAACTTATCTAGACAAAGAGGAAGTACCACCAACTGTTAGAGAATGTGCAAGTCATATGGAGTGTGTACATTCTAATGTACATCGTATGCTGCGTTTACTTGAGAGAGATAATCTTATCAAAGTATATCCAGCTAAACCTAGAGGTATAGAAATATTACAATGAAGATCTTTAAGAGTAGATTTAGTAAAGACTTTATCAAAGGTTTGATTGAGGCATTCAATGGAACTGAAGATGTTATTGTTTTAACTATACCAGGGCAAGACGAACCTCATGTTGACCAGTACCAAAAATTTTATACAGCTGGTTCATCAGATCTTTCTAAAATAGAACACAATCCATTGTTCCCACAGAATGTAGAAGTAAGACCTTATGAAGAGTTATGGATTGATACACACAGAGATAAGATCGAACATCTTTTATTAAAAAAATTAAAAGAAGATCCGAGTGGTAACTAAATAATTATAACGTGAAACTTTTTGTTTTGATTTTATACCTGGGTGTAGGATCTGAATTATATATGATGCATCCGGTCCAGGTTACCGAAGAGCAATGCAAAGATCCACATGAAGAAAATTTATTTGAATATCGTGTAGTTAAAGATGGTGATGCAGAGCTAGATAGATATTTTTATTATGATTATGTAGTCTTTGGCAGCTATTGTGCTGGATTGATAGGCTCAATAGAGAACATACCAAACACTTTACCTTTAAATTGAATATAAAGCCTATACAGAAGGATTAGGATTTATACATCCAATCACACAGGCTACCCCTTTAAACTTAATCTGTGAGCCTCTCTGATGGCCTTTTGACTTCGTTTATCGAATACTTCTATCGGATAACAGTTTCTATCACCAAATCCATACTCATTGTTTTTTGTTTGGTAAGATGCAAAGGTTCTTACATATTCTCTACCATCCTCTACAAAGATGTCATAGACATATGCCTCTGTAATTATTTCTGCACACTTCATATTATGGTAATCGTTCTCACCGGTGATCGTGCTATCACCTACGATATCTAACCAGGTTAATTTCTTAAAAAAATATTTTGTATTATTTATGGTAACTGATTTCATCTAGACAATCTTACCATCCCATCTGTTATCTTTATTTAATCTCATGATGTACAGTTTAGGTTGACCATTAATGACAGCTCCTGTTCCAATAACAAATCTCATTTTAAAATTACGAGCATACTCAAATGCTAATGAAGATTGTTTAGTTAAGCAGCCAACTTGCATGGACCATATTAACGAAGAGGGATTACTAAAATATTGAATGTTCATTTTGCTATGGAAGTGGCCCTGGATTGTGTGAAGGCCATATTGCATGGCAAGTTTTAATCCATCAGCTGACATCCCATGTGTAGCAAATGCTTTAGTACCATCTGATAATGGTATTGTAATATCATCTACCCATTCCCATCCTGGTCCTATTTCTAAAAATTCGTTGTAATGTTTTAAGTAAGCTCTTGGCATTCCATGTTTCAATGCTCTTCTATAGATTAATGATGAGTGATTAGAATGCAGTAGTGTCATCTTTGGAAAAATTTTTTCTAATTTATGTAGTTTCTTTTTAGCAGCAATAAGCTCATCACCGGCTGACATAAGGTCCGGATCATTGTCGTGCATTGACAGTGCGTGTGCATCAGCTTCATCTCCAGCTCCCAGCACAAAGTCCGGCTTAATTTTTTTCTTTAATGCTTTTAAAAATGCAAACGCATCTGGGTGTTCCCAAGGACAATGGAGATCTGAAATAACGAGAACACGAGAATATCCTTTAGCCATAAAATTCTTCTTGGACCCATTCTTTTACATTGAACCCAGGGCAATGTGGTTTTTTAGGTTCAACATCAGAGTGTCCAATAATTTCTAAATCATCGTACATACTGTTAAGAGTATTAATTAAATTATGTAATGCAAAGAATTGATCTTCTGTAAAATTATCACCTCTACCTACTAGGCATATACCTACTGATTTAGAATTGACAGCCTTTGCGTGTGCACCTTGCAGCTTAACATCTCTTGCTGGTTCTATCTTGCCATCTCTTTTAATAACATAATGATAACCTACGTCTGACCATTTTCTTTCTTCAACATGCCACTTACGAATTGTTTCTACACCAATGTCCATATCAGCTGGAGTATCAGCACAATGTATTACAATGTATTTAGTTTCTTTTCTTTCTATCATTTTACTTCCCTTATTATTTTGTTGATATGTAAAGACTTATCTACTTCTAATATTTCTAATTCTACTTCAGCCTGGATACATTTAAATGTAACTTTACCATTAGTGTTGCGAGTAGCCTCTCTTCGTAATTTCATACAACTAGATAGATTGTCGGTGTACATAAATTCCTCTGAAGTTTTCCAATCACTAGGATCTCCTTGAGAGTTAAACATTAACAATGCAAATACTATAGCTACACTAGTCATTAATGTGATCCATTGTTTCTAAGTTTATCTATAATCTCTTCAGACTTCTTTAATCTATCTTCTAAGAACTCTACTTTTAATCTAAGTTTATTTATCTCTGGCAATTCTTCTTCAACATCTTCTTTTAATTTTTCTTGATTGCTACTTATAAATTCAACAAGCATAAACAATTCATTTATTTGTGGAGATACCATGTTACCTTTAGGTACACCCACAATAAACTCATTAGCTTTCAGTAAATCAGACATCATTAATTTTTGTTCTGTTTCAATAACATTTAATCTTTCAACAACTGAGAAGGCAAACCAGGCTCCAACAAGACAAGCACTAACTATGCTAATTAAATTCTTGAATGGCATAGACACCGGTGTTTTATCTGAAAGATCTAATCGCCTCATTATTTTTTATCTATTTTTTTTAGCTTATCGAAACTTCTAGCTCCGGTCATTCCGAGTAAAGCAAACAGAACTGTCATTAGAGTTGAACTATCTAGAGTAGGTAGATCTATTGTTGTACCTCTCATAGCACAGATCCAATTTGTAATTGGTATTACTAAGAACTGAAACATAAAAGCAAACACACATACCCAGGCTAGAGAGGGCCTCCACAATCGCTGTACCCAGGATAACTTTCCGGTAGCCTTTGCATCTTCTCTATTTATTTTTGCTTGTTCCTTGTCTACATCAACAAGAGCTTTCATTAATTCTTTTTCTAGATCTGCTTTTTGTTTTGCAATTTTATTTTTATCAGGCACCAGGTCCACAGCTTTAT